ATAAAATGAGCGACACAAACGCAGAAAATTTGGCTTGGCTTGTCAAAGTCGGTCAGATCAAGGATACAAAGGCTGCTAAGCCAACGACAACAGAAAACGAGGAATAACACATGGCAATCTATCTAAACAACAATGTTGGCGTGAAACTTGCAACCGCAGCCGCGCCAACAGTTCCATCCATTGACATTTCAAGTTATGTCAGTGCAATTACTTTAACGCAAATCGTAGATGAGCTGGAAGTCACAACAATGGGCGATCTTTCTCATCGTGTAGTTGGTGGGCTCCAAAGCGCAACTTTACAAATTGATTTCTTCAATGATTGGGCAGCCTCAGCAGTTATGACAACCCTTAATGCTGCATTTGGTACTACTTTGGCAGTTTCAATGATTACAGTTAAGGGAACCGCAGTCAGCGCAACAAATCCAACATATCAGTTCTCAATCTTTGTCAACAACCTAACCCCAGTGGGTACAGGCGGCGTTGGCGATGAAGCTTCATCCAGTATTTCATTTACAGTAAACACAACAGTCACTGTTTCAACATCAGTGGCATTCTAAGGAGTAAAAATGGCACGCTTGAAAATCACCAGGGCCTCAGGGGATGTGATTGTTCCAATCACCCCCGTGGTTGAATATGCGTTTGAAAAATACACAGGCAAGGGAATTCATAAACAATTTCGTGACGAGGAAAAACAGAGTGACATCTATTGGTTAGCGCATAACGCACTTTCCCGTGTAGAGGTCATTCCGCCATTTGGTGAAGAATGGTTGGGAACCTTGATTGCGGTTGAAGTTATGGATGACGAGCCCGAAAAAAAATAGAACGGGCAAGTTTCACCTATCTAGTGGCCTCACTAGCGGTGGAGCTTAAAATAAGCCCCAACGAAGTTTTAGATCTTGATGAAAGAATGTTCAAAGCCGTGCTTCAGGTACTAAACGACAGAGCGAAGGAGAGGGCCCGTGCCACTAAACATAACAGGCGTTGAACCCACTTTGAAGGCCATGCGTAAGTTTGACCGAGATTTAACCAAGCAAATGAACATTGAAATCAAAACTGCAATGATAACAATTCGTGATAAAGCCCGTGGAGATGTTCCTCAGGGATTTCCAACATATCTTTCCGGGTGGGAAAAGCGCGGCAAGGTACAAAGCCAAGCCGTATTCAATACCAGTGGCCGCGTGCGTAAATTTCCTCTTTTTGATACTGCTGAAGTTAAAGCCGGAATTGTTTACCGTCAAGGCAAAAGCATTCAGAATCGTCAGGGCTATCGGGCCCAGTATTATGTGCGCAACAATTCAGCAGCCGGAGCAATCTATGAGACTGCGGGCCGTAAATATCCAGGCGGTCAACCATGGGTTGGGCCAAAGGGCGGTGGCATAGATGTCAGCCGTTCAAACAATCCTGATGCGGGTAAGTTATTCATTGGTGCAATGGGTTCACTTTACGGAAAAGGGTTTGATCGCGGCCGTTTGATATTTAAGGCTTGGGAACAAGACCAAGGAAAAGCAACTTTGGCCGTGACAACTGCCATTGATAAAGCCGTCAAGATATTTAATGCCACCGGCGGTGCAGGTACGCAATCAGGCTATAAGTTGGCCTCATAATGCCAAATTTATTAGTTAGTGCAACCACACGGTATGACCCAAAGGGTCTTAACCAAGCTAAGAAGCACATAAGCGCGTTTGATAAAACGCTCAAAACGCTTGGCAAAACATTTGCAGGGGTATTTGCTGCTCAAAAGATTTTGCAATTTGGTAAAGCATCAGTCATGGCTTTTGCAGCAGATGAAAAGGCTGCACGATCTCTTTCAAATACACTTAAAAATGTTGGGGCTCAATACGCTGCCACAGGTGTTGAAGATTTTATTGGCAAGCTTCAAAAAACAACGGGCGTGCTTGATGATAATTTGAGGCCGGCTTTACAAATTTTGCTCACCGCAACCGGCGATGTGACTAAATCTCAGGATGCCCTAAACCTTGCTTTAGATATAAGCGCAAACACTGGCAAGGATTTGAGCTCAGTGAGCACGGCTTTGGCCAAGGGTTTCCAAGGTAACACGACCGCACTTGGCAAAATGGGTGGAGCAGTCTCTAAGGCTACTTTGGCTACGGGCGACATGAACAAGATTACGGCGGAATTAACTGCCAAATATAAGGGTTCAGCATTAACCGCAATGGGTGGATATGCAGGCCAAATGGCAAAACTTGGCGTTGCTTCAGCAAATGTCAAAGAAATTATTGGCAAAGGTTTATTGGATGCCCTTGCACAAATAGGGGATTCTAATAGCATCCAAGACACCGCCGATTCAATGGAAACATTGGCACAAAATACTGCGGATGTTATCCGGGGCATTGGCATTCTTGCGGGAAAAATAAAATCAATTCCATTGTTTAACGCCATTGTGAGAACACTTGGTGATTCATTTTCTGCCGGGCCTTTAGGCTCATTAATGAGATTAGGTCAATCAAATGTAAAAACCGGATATGGCCAACAGAGTCCAGGTGAACGAGCTGCGGCGGTGGCATATCAAAAGAAATTGGCGGCTCAAAAGCGTGAAGAATACTTGGCCCTAGTTGCAAAAAACAAGGCAACCAAAGAAGAAGCTCAAATGAAGAAGGATCAAGAAGCTTTAGACAAACTCAAAGCTAAGTTTGACTTGGAGCGCATTGGCCTTAATGCAGCATTGAATCAAGCTACTGATGAAGAAACAAAGGCACGAATTAAAGCTCAAATTGCCATTCTTGATGAAACTGGCAAAACTGCTCAAGCTGCAAATGATGCCTTGGTCAAGGCCCAAGCGGAAAAATTAGCCCAAGAAGTAAAAGCCGGAGAAGCATTAGCGTATTTGGCTACATCAGCCGGCTACGCGTCAACTGGAATTATCAAATGGTTATCAGCCTTAGAATATACAAAAGAGAGATTCGGCAACGCGGGAGCAACTGGGCCGTTTGCGGGAGGCCCTGCTGCGGTTAAGCCGGATAATAGTGGCGCAATCGGATCAAAAGGTGGCGGCACAACTACCGATTCACAAAAATGGGCAGAAGATATTATTAAAGCCGGAACAAACATGCCTGACACACCAATTGTCATTCCAGTTTATGGGGCGGGTTCCGGCGGTGGGGCTGGGCAAGGTGAAGGTCAAGTTCCAGCAGGTGCTTTCAATGTGGTTGTCAACACTGGTGCAGTTTTATCGGATGAAAACACCATTGTTGATGCAGTCCAAATGGCACTTAATGAAATTGCACGCCGTGGATATTTGACCACTTATGCAGGGGCCTTGCCAGCATGACAATCCCAACAATTAATGCTTACATAAATTTTAGCACTGGCCCAAGTTTTGCCCAGGCAATGATTTTAGACCAAGGCATTTTGGACACAAATGTTTTGGCTGATGCAGCCGCAGTCATTGTGGATGTTTCAAATGTAGTTGATTCAATCAATACCAGGCGGGGCCGTAATGCTCAGGCAGACCAATTTCAGACTGGCACACTTTCATTGCGCATTGTTGACCAAAACGGTGATTTTAACCCAATGAATGCCGCCGGGCCTTATTACAACCTTTTAACACCAATGAGAAAAGTGCAAATCACTGCAACTTACGGAGCCGTCACATATCCCGTGTTTAGTGGCTTCATCACCTCATATCAAACGACCACGCCACAAAGTGCCGTGGGTGATGTCGTTTACACAACAATCCAGGCGGTCGATGCTTTCCGACTAGCTCAAAATGCTCAGATTTCGACAGTGGCGGGAACAAGCGCGGGTCAATTGACGGGGGCAAGAATCAACAACCTGTTGGATTCCATATCCTGGCCAAATTCCATGAGAGATGTTGACCCAGGGCTCACCACCGTTCAGGCAGATCCGGGCACGGCTCGCACTGCGTTGGCTGCATGTCAGACAATTGAAACGACAGAATATGGCGCTTTCTATGTGGATGCGGCGGGCAGTTTTGTTTTCCAAGACCGCAACTTAACGGCTTCAAGCGTTGCTGCAACCCCCGTTGTGTTCAATGATAATGGGACGGCAATTGACTATTTCGATGCTAAATGGGTCACAAATGACACCCTTGTTTACAATGAGGCGAACATTACTGCCACAGGCTTGGCCACTCAAACTGCGTCAGATGCGGCAAGCATTGCGAAGTATTTCTTGCACTCTTATAACCAGCAAAATCTCCTCATGCAAACAACAACCGAAGCGTTGAACTATGCTCAGGCTTATGTCGCTTCAAGGGCTGAAACAACCGTGAGATGCGATGAAATTTTGTTGGATTTATACACGGCCAATTATGATGCAGGAATAATCGCCGCCCTTGACCTTGATTATTTTGACCCCGTTACAATTACAACCAATCAACCGGGTGGAACAACACTAACAAAGACCCTTCAAGTTTTTGGAAAGTCAATGGAAATCACGCCAAATTCTTGGCGGGTGCGTATGACGACACTTGAAGCCATCATTGATGGTTTGATACTAGACAGTGCACTTTATGGAATACTTGACACAAGCGTGTTGAGTTATTAAGGAGATGAGATAGATGGCCAAGCAAACCTTTACAACCGGGCAGGTACTGACCGCAGCCCAAATGACATCGCTCCAGCAAACGGCCATGGGCGGTGGAGCTGCTACTGCCAAAACTGCCTCATATGTTCTGACGGCTGCCGATGCTGGAACAGTCGTACAAATGAACGCAGCAGGCGCAACAACCATAACCGTGAACACGGCTCTTTTCGCTGCCGGGGATAGCGTTCAAATTCAGAACATTGGCGCAGGTATTTGCACAATTACGGCAGGAACCGCAACAGTTACAACGGCCGGGTCATTGGCATTGAGTCAATGGGAAGGCGGCAACCTTTACTTTACAAGCACAAGCGCATCCATATTCTTTGACATTGTTCAAAGTAGTGGCATGACAAACCCAATGACCACTACGGGTGACACAATTTATTCTTCAAGTGGATCAACACCAGCCCGCCTTGGCATTGGTAGCACGGGGCAGGTTTTAACCGTAGCTGCTGGAATTCCTAGTTGGGCGACACCGGCTAGCGGTTCAACTTTTTCAGGTGCAAGCGTGTATTTTTCATCAACATTAACCCTGACTGCTAACACGGAAGTTGTTATTGGTTTTAACAATGAAAACTATGACACCAATACTTATCACGATAACAGCACAAACAACTCTCGTTTAACTGTTCCTTCTACTGGTTATTACCTTGTCAGTGGTTATTATATTTCTAACCAAACAGGCAACCGCAGAATGGTTTACATCAAGAAAAATGGAACAACTTTGACCCAATACACAGCCTTTGCTGGTACTGGAATCACAGAATGCACAAGCGTTGCTGAAGGTGTTTATTATGCAACTGCTGGAGATTATTTCCAACTTGTGGCTTATTCAGAAAACACAACTCCAGCAACTGCACAGGCTGGCTCTATTTACAACAATTTCTCTATTGCATATTTGGGAGCATAATTATGGAAATCAAAATTGAAAAGCCAACAAAAGCCATAAACTCTTCAATCTTTAATCAAGAAACAGGTTTTTCTTTGTATCAATTAGACGGAGATTATTACCTTTCAGGTGATGCTACAAAAGAAGATTTATTGGCTGCCTATGCTGCTCACAATCCATCTGCAACAACTGAACTTACTCTTGATGAGAAGTTAGCAAGTGTTGGCTTGACTATTGCGGACCTTAAAGTGGCACTTGGGCTTTGATGGAAACGAGTGCAAATGGTTGGCCCGCATCCAAAGATCAGGCTGAGTTAGGGATAAAGTCTTATCCCGTACCAGGCACGACAATCAAGTTGCGGTGCGCTGAAGCGGTTGCACCCTTGCTCATTGGTTTAGCTGCTGAATTTCATGAGCTGATTGAGCCGCTTGATGTGGGTCAAGGTGACGATTGGGGATTTTGTTACAGACCAATTAGGGGCGAAACCACAAAGCTCAGCAACCACTCATCAGGCACTGCCTTGGATCTAAACGCCTCCAAGCATCCCTTGGGGCAAACGAATACATTTGACCCATTGAAGGTTCCAATGATTAGGGCTCTTGCTCATAAATATGGATGCATTTGGGGCGGTGACTACAAACACCGGAAAGACGAAATGCATTTTGAAATCGCTATTAGTGCAGCCAAAGCGGAGGCATTAATTAAGAAAATACAAGGAGAAAACAAATGAACTCACAACTCAAAGCGGCGGCCTTGTCGTATCTCAGAGCTTCACTAGCTTCAGTAGCAGCTTTATATCTATCCGGTATCACTGATCCAAAGGTTCTAGTCAATGCATTGGTAGCGGGTTTTATCGCCCCTATCTTGCGTGCGGTTGACCCAAAGGATTCAGCAATAACAGTAGGCAAGAAGTAAGATGGGAGTCCAGGCATGGGTGGCCGTTGTTGTAGGCGTGATGGCCATCCTGTCCGGGCTTTATGCGGCAGTCCGGTTCATTGTGCGCTCAATCATGGCTGAGATAGGGCCCAAGGCCAACGGTCATAGCCTAAAAGAGCAGGTCAACAGGCTGGAAGCACGCCTAGACCATATCTACACCATCCTTTTGGAGCGTTAGACACGCCGAACGGTGTTGATGTTGTGCATTTCGTGCATATCGTCTATATTTGGTTTATCGCAACACGGCGATATAGACGAAGGGCCTCACATGTCAAGAATGGCAGATTTATACATTGAAATTAGTGACCAGTTAAGCAAGCAATCCAAGGCGTTTCAAGCTGCGGCTGACTGCATGTGCGATACATGCGAGCAATACACAATCAAAGAGATTGATGCCCAATTTAAGAAAATGGGTCAGTCATGAAAATAACCTTAGAGCTTACCAAAAACGATTTTGAGCACCTAACCACAACCTCAATGCAATGGGGCAAGGATTGGGAAAAGAAGGTTATGCGTTTCGAGCCGGTCATTCATGACACTGAAATTTCATTTGCTTGGGGATATGCCCATTGGGTTGATACATATTCTGATTACATTTTAGCTTCAGCATTCCTGAAATCTATCGCTGAACCTCATGAAGCTGCGTTCGATATTGGAACGGGCGAGGTTGTCATTCTGACTGATTACGCTGGATCGTGGGAAATCATATGAGCATCCTAGAACCGGAGTATTTAAGCACAACCGAGATGGCACATATCTTGGAAATTACGCCAAGCACATTGCGCCGGTTAGTACGCGAGCGCAAAATTGAGGCATATAAACCCCTTGGCGGTCATTACCGTTTTGATATGGATAAGACAATTCAAACCTTTTGGAGAATGGAAAGCGAGGATTCAAAGTGATTGGTTTTCTTTCAACATTGTCGGATGCAGGTGTTTTCATTGGTTCAGTAATTGTTCTTGGCATCCCGATGATTGCCGGATTCTTGCTTGGCAAGGAGATTGGTTTAGATCAAGGCCACCGCGCCGGGTTTGATTTGGGAAAGGCAGTGGGCAAGCGTGAAACCACCAGCAGTCAGCGATAACGCGGTCATTATTGCACGCAACGCTAAACGCACATCCATAGATGCAGCAATGCGCAAATATCCTGAAACGGGTTCATTACGCTTAAGGATTTATGAGCTACTGGTGCGTGCTGGATTGCGTGGAGTAACCGATTATGAAATTGAGGCCACCTTGTCCATTCCGGGCAATTCAGTCAGGCCATTGCGTAAGTCATTGGAAACACAGGGATTCATCATTGATTCCGGGCTTACTAGAAAAAACCAAAACGGCAATG